ATAATGCCGTCTCAACATTGCACAGGCAATGTCCCCCTTGGCTAGGAACAAGCAATAACAATCCATTGCTGAGTATCTCTTGATATATAGTTTGTCAAAAATTCTATTTCTGTTTTGTTATTAGCACCTGATTGATGCCAGGCATAATGCAAGCTCGGAGCTTCTTCTGCTACTCCCTCAATCTGTGCATTTGTCGCAAATATGATTTTATTAACATTAATCGGTAATTTAACGATAAATTTTTTTGCATTAAATACGTCGAAAAATCCCCCTTGGACAACAATAACCGTTATAAATATAAGCATTAAAAACAATATTTAAACCTTAAAAGTAGTCCTTGTAATACACAAATAACAAACACACATAAATTTATATATATATCAATAACTTATGCGTGTTTGTGCGTTGCTGAAAAACAAACTAATAACTACATTAATTTAATAAATTAATCGTTTTTCTTAATTGTATCAATGACTTATGTGTATAAACCGCATCACCAACGTTATTTGAGGCGTGGCCCAGTATTTTATCTCTTGCTATCTTGTTCGCCCCTGCGCCGTCTAGTAATGTAGCTACCGTATGCCGGCAGTCGTGGCTAGAGTGTTTCGCTTTAATTGACTTCATTACTTTGTCAAAGATAGTAATAGCCTTTGAGTAAGTAAGCGGATTTAAATTTTCATCCGAAAATAGATACTTACCTTTTTCTTTCATTTTCTTTTGTACAATAGGCAAAATCCGATCGTGTATTGGCACTAATCTGATACCAGATTTTGTTTTAGCCGTTTTGATGTCAAAGTATTTTTGTTTTAAGTTAACGTTCGCTTTTATCATCTGCAACAACTCGCCGATACGCATACCGCTATAGAGTAAAATAAGGGTTAAATCAGTATCTTCCGTTGAGTTCCAGACTTTATTAATCTGTTGTCTAGTAAAGGGTTTATGCGGTTTGACCGGTATATTTTTACCCATTTTCAGATATTGTCCGTAAGATTTGTCCGTCCACTCATTAATAATAGCGTGGGAAAATAATTGATTGATTAGCGTTCTGACTTTTTTCATACTCGCATAAGATAAGCCTTTCTCTTTCATTTTATCGATAATGGCTTGTAAATGGCGGTATTTAATTGATGTGATAGGCATAGCAAGCACTGATTCTAAATGATTGTAGCTATTCTTGTAGCTTTCCGCCGTTGATTTACTGACTTGTTTACAGTGTATTGGGTACCACGACCGAAACACTTTAGCTAGCGTGATTGATGGCTCAGGTATATCTTGTTGATTAAATGCCGCCAACGCATTTAGCGCATCTTCTTTTGTCGCAAAATAGCCAATATTCTGATAAATTTGCCGTTTATTTTCATCATATCCTATTGTTTTTCTTGCGATAAATGGCTTTCTACGCTTACCGCTTAATTTAAATACACTACCATACCCGTTAGGTAATCTCATTTTAAACTCCTTTCTTAACATTGGAAAAATAAAAAATTATTGCCGTATGGCAACTATAAAATTTACTCATCTCACATAAAAAAGAGGCAAAAAATGGAAAAACCGATTGAATATTTAATTATTGTAAATCCTAAGACTAGAAAGCGTGAAACGTCTTTCCCTTTGATTTATCCGTATAAAACGATTGAGGAATTAAAGGAAAAAGCTAGCACGGAATACCCTAACTACATCTATATCCACGATACAGACGGAAAAATTCAGGCTGTTTTTACCAATCAGAACACTTACTGGTACAACGATAAAGTAGAAACGCAACCTAGTGAAATCCATAAATGGAACGGCACAGAATGGGTAATTGATGAAGAAAAACGCCTAGCACAGATTAAGCGGCAACAAGATCAGGTGTGGGAACAGATTAAGCAAGAACGCACACGGCGTATTGGCGGTGGTGTTTACGTTGAGGAATTGGGTAAATGGTTTCATACCGATGATAACTCAAAATTACAATACTCAACTTTAAAAAATCAAAACACGTTACCGACTGATTTAGAATGGAAAACAATGGATAATACCTTTGTGAAATTAAATAAAGATTCCATTGAAATTGTCATTAATGAAATTATCAAGAAAGAACAACACGATTTTAAAAATGCGGAAGTTCACCGCTTTGCGGTTTATAACACAGATAAACCGCTTGAGTATGACTATTCTACCGGTTGGAGTGATATTTATGAAGAATAACATATACTTAGCTTTATATAAAGGCAATAGAGAAGGTAAAGGTTTTGAGGTTTTAAAGGCTAAAATTGGTGATTATCTCACTAGAAAGCTAACTAGAGGAAAATATTCACATTGTGAAATTGCGGTTAAAGTTAAAGTAGACTCGCCATATTACTGTTGTTATAGCTCTTCAATCCGTGATAAAGGCGTGCGCTGTAAAATGATTGCGTTTGATGATAAATGGGACTTGATACCATTAAATATCACTGAAAATGAAGTAAGAATTTTCTTCGATAAGGTAAAAGGAAAAAAATACGATTTTATAGGCGCACTAGGCGTGGTTTTTAAAACAAAAGACCGTTCAGATCGCTATTTTTGTTCAGAATTTGCAGCAGAATTACTAGGATTAAAAGAGGCGTGGCGGTTTTCTCCTAATGATTTAGCAGCAATTTTTGGCAAAAACGCATAAAAAAACGACCGCTTTTTTGCGGTCGCTTGTTTTATTTACTATTTTTTAGCTCTTCGATTTGACCTTTTTCGAAGTCAATCATTCGGACTGTTGGAATAAAAACATTATTAAAGTGAAGTAAATAATCTCCTACCTCACTGATAATATTAGTGATTAATAAATCTTTTTCCTTATCCTTTCTTGCTTTTCTAAACTCATTGCGATTAGCGACCAAAGGTAAAGCCTTTAACGGTTGATGAAAGAAATAATTAATCATTATATTCGGTTCGATTTTATCGCCAAAAATCACGGCATATAAACGCCCCATTAAATAGGCAACCGCTGCTTCAGATTCTGCGCTTAATTTCGAGGCGTTTATATCTAGATTGGAGATAGCTTTGTATAATGCGCAATCTTCAGGCGCAACAACGTCTTTTAACGGGTCGCCTAATGTTTGATGTAACCGCCCGAGAATGCTTTGATAGACTCTCCAAAGCAATTTATCGCTTCTGAAACGCTTTTTAAAATCATCAAAATCAAAATATTGATAAGTGTACTCAAAGCCCTCTTCCAACACTGCTTTAAAGATATTTTCCGCCTCGTTTACCGCTTCCAACATCTTAGTTTCAACATCCTGCGGAACCGGTTTTTTACCACTTTCCCAATATTGCCACGTTCTTGTTGTTACGCCGCCGATTAAAGTGGCCGCTTCTTGTTCAGACAAAAACAACACTTTTCTTAATGCTTGCAATTTATTGCCATCCATATAATTCTATCCCCTATTCTTTCGTTCCAAACATTCCACCTCTGACTAACATTGCCATAAAATAGCATTGTTCGTCAAAGCTAACCTCTTGTTTTCCAACAAAAATTCTACCAAGCAACGCATAAAAATCATTGCCTTTTGTTCTATATGCCGATAATCTCGCTGTACTTTGCCCATATACTTCAACCGGCAATAAAAACTCCGGCTTTTCGCAATACCAATCATCGATTGTCCTGATTGCGTTAGAGATTTTTTGCGCCGAGAACACAAGCGAGCCGTTCATTTTAAATAATTTTGGATTTTCGCCCGGAACAAGCGTCAAGCTAGGGAAAACACGCTGCCCCTTACCCATTAATAATTGCGCCTCAACGTGGATAAATTGAACATTGCCGTTAAAACCGTCCTCAATCCATTGAGCGATTTTTTCAACACCCTGAATATTTTCGTAAGGTTTTAATAAAGACAAATCGCCAACATTATTAAAGATAACTTCTTCTTCGCCGCAAGTTACTTTAATTACAATATCTTGCGCTTCCATTCGGTTTCGCCATAGCCAACGCCCATTTACAATATTGTAAGCGTATCGCTTCGCAAGCTCTTTTAAACAGCCTTTTTCAGAAAATTCCTTAATTTTCTCAATTAATAATTTTCCAAATTCATCAACGTTACAGCAATGAAGCTTTATAGGTATAGTTTTTAGCCGCCATCTAATAATAAGAGTATCATTGTAAGGTTTTAAAAAAGCCTCATCCACTTCCTGAAGCAACGTCCTAACCGCCTCATCTTTTTTCTTTTTATAGGTGAGGGCACATAACTTCATTGATGGCGTTGAATAAACGCCTATTTCACCATCATCATCATTAAGCATTTTCTGATAAAAATAACCGGGACCATTTTCTATTGCTCTTGTAAACGCAAGAACGGTAGGCATTTCTATCATTTCTTCAGGCTTAAGCTTTTTCTTTTCACGTGGCATACTTTCCCCTTAGTTATTGGAAAGCAAATGAAAATCGCAAGCTAGCATAGCTGCATTTAAGCGCACTAAGCTATTAGCCGGATCTGACGGCAACGCCTCATATTCTTCAGGTGTCATCTCAACAGCTTTAGTGTTGCGGACTTTTGTACCGTCCTTTTCAATTTGAAGTGTGTATAGATTGGGATTGGATTGATAAATAGCTACGGAGTAGCCGTTGAACGCCGTATTAGCGGCGTATTTGATAAATTTTTTCATAAAATCACCTCATTTGTGAGTGTATCGAACCATTTCGATACATTGCTGCCTATTCGGCAGTGAATATATATATATTTTTACATATATCGTTGTGATGAAACAATAAAAAATATTTTCTAAGCTGCCTGTTCGGCAGTGAATACTCAATTGAATCAAAATAAGCTACCTTTTCGGTAGTAAACGCCTTTAAGACGTAAAAAAAGAATACCCTGTTTTGACAGGGTATTCAATCTCTTTTTTATTTTTTTTTAATCTGATAATGCGCTAGGATAGGCATAATCAGAATAAATCCAATCAGTCAATCTTTCGACCTCCTCTGGTTCGTCATCCAGAGTTTCTACAAAATCTTTAACGGATAAACCGTTAAATTTTACGATATTATGACTTTCGTCATACTCAACTTCGTCTACAAAGTGAAGTGGACTTTTTTCATCCCACTCTTTAGCGTGAGATTCATTGCGATAAATCTCACGCAAGTTATCTTCATACCGGCAGAAGTATAATTTTTCTACCGGTGCTGCGGAAATTTCTTCCGCTTCAAGAGGTTTTCTGATAACCTCATCAAATTTCTCGTTAACCACTTTAGTAGTTTCCTCCATCTTGAGAATATTATTATTATATTCTCTTACTTTTTGGCAGAGTTTTTCTGCCTGCGCATCAGTTAAAGTGATTTTATAAGCGTTATAAACGCCTTTTTTAATAATTTCCACAGCATTATCATCATTTTCTAATGGATAATGCCAAACTGAAAAATCAAATAAATTAAATAAATTTTTTACTGTTGCTGCGTTCATAGTATTCTCCTTTGTGTTCTCTTGTTTTGATGTAGATAGTCTGTACTATTTAATCGGATAATGCGAGAGGTTTTTGAAAAAAAAATTAAAAAAAATAAACAAGGCGAAAAGTGATATATAATAAGAAAAGTGGCTAGCAGGTACCTGAACTTGAATTTAGGCCTTTACGCAAAAATCACGCATTTTTTTAGATATGGATTTGATATTTAAATAAATTAATTGCACGCCCAGAGCACCAAAATACTTTCCGAAGCCTTTCGTAATTACTCGAAAGGCTTTTTTAATGCCTGTAATATCAACAATTTATCGCTATTTACCTTCCGTAGCTATTTGTAGCTTTTCAAGATAGACCGCCGTTTTTAGTAACACGTTTAGTAACACACTGTCTAATGTGTTACCATACCGGGAAATAGCGTGTTACTAAAAATAGGGAGAATGCTTGTAATGCCTAGAACTATCCTACCTTTAAATAATACAAAAATAGATAAAGCAAAGCCTAAAAGTAACCAATATTCATTAAGTGATGGTAACGGATTATTTTTAAGGATAATGCCATCAGGTAATAAAATTTGGTTATTTAATTATGTGAAACCTAGTGATCAAAAACGTACTAATTTAAAAATTGGTATTTACCCTGAATTTTCATTAGCACAGGCAAGAAGTAAACGTGAAGAATATCGAGCACTACTAGCTCAAGGCATCGACCCACAAGAAAAAATAAAAGTGGATGAACAAACAATTAGTAATCGCTTAGAAAATGTATTTTTTACCGTAGCCCAAAAATGGAAAGAGAAAAAAGCAGCAGAAATAGAACCACTCACTTTAAAAAAGAATTGGCGACGTTTAGAAATTTATGTCTTTCCACATTTAGCAGATATTCCTGTTTCTGAAATCGTTCCTAGTCTAGTTATTCAAAAATTAGAGCCATTAAACCAACAAGGAAAAGGAGATACCTTAAAACGTACGATCAGATTAATAAATGAAATTCTTAATTACGCTGTGAATTATGGCTTAATTCCTTTTAATCCCTGTACTAATGTTAATGCTGTTTTCAATTTTGGAAAGAATGAACATAATCCTACTATACGACCTGAAGAATTACCTACTCTATTATCCAAAATACAAAATTCTAAACTTACTCTATTTACTCGCTGTTTAATTAAATTCCAACTTTTAACACTAACTAGACCAATAGAAGCTAGTAGTGCTGAATGGTCTGAAATTGATTTTAAAAAGAAAGTCTGGACTATTCCTGCTGAAAAAATGAAAACAAGAAAAACACATATTGTCCCATTATCAACTCAAACCTTAAACGTTCTTAATGTCATCAAAGAATTTACTGGTAATGATAAATATATTTTCCAAAGTCCTAGAACAATAGATAAACCAATGAATAGCCAAACTGTAAATAAAGCATTAATTGATATTGGTTATAAGAATAAATTAACTGGTCATGGATTAAGAGCAATTGGTAGCACCTATTTAAATGAATATGAACCAATGATTTCCCCTGATATCATTGAGGCTTGTTTATCTCATGGAATTAAAGATCAAGTTAGGCGTGCTTATAACCGTTCTGATTATCTTGAACAAAGAAAGCCAATAATGCAACTTTGGGGAGATTTTGTTGAAAAATGTGAAAAAGGTTATTTAAATTGAATTTTGACCTCAAGAAAACTTTTTTATATAAAAGGTGTTCACCGTGTTCACTTCATCTTTTTTTCTTTATAAATCAAAAAGATAAAGGGTGAATACGGTATTCACCCAGTATTCACCCTAGTGTTCACCTTTTTGAGGCTAACTAACTGATTTTGCTAATTAAATTTAGTCTATTACAATCAAAAGGTTTTAACAAGTGCTTTTTCAAAGTCTAACAAACTGCGCATAAAAATCCTGAAAATCTTTATAGACTACATTTGTTTTTACGCCGTTTTTGGTTTTCCTTTTTTCCATTGGATAAGGTACTTTATTTTGCTCTAATCCTTGATTTAGTGCTTCACTAAAATTATTTAATGTTAATCCTCCGTTGATATTATTTGCCCCTATATAGACCAGATAAGCGGGGTAAAGGTGTGTTTCCGCTTTATTTTGTAGCATTTTCCCATTGCCGATAAACATTCCTTCCAATGTTGGTAATGTCGTTAAAAATTCGCAAAATGCGGTGATATGGTCGGAATGTTTCTTAACCTCTAACGCTTCATCACTATTTTTTTGTGATTCTAGCGCTGCTTTTGCTTCTAGTGGATTTTGAAATGTATTCAGTAACTTGAAAATAATACCGCTAATTTCACTCTCTAGCTTTTTAACAAAATCCGGATCACGTTCTTGTTCAGGAACAACTTGATTAAAAGAGAAGATCACTCGACGGCGTTCAATGCCGCCTGCTCGCTCAGTGAAGCGGGTCGGCTCATTATTCACAATTAAAATAACTGCTGGAATAATAGACTTAAATTTGTTTTTATATTTCGGCTCAATCGCTAACGCATCACCGCCTGTAATACTTTTCAATCCTGACCCATCGCCACCATAACGAGATTGTTCAGGGCAAACAATCAACGTTTTACCATAAAGTGGTGTTCTTTCTTTTGGATCGTCAAAGTCTTGTAATCTGGCTGATTCGGTATTTTCTCTCCCTGCTAACATGGCCGCAATTTCCGCAAAAACACTCTTTCCACTTCCACCTTTTCCGGTAATTTCTATGAATAATTGCCAGTTATGGCGATTCGTCAAAATCATATATAACGCGGCCAAGAGATTATATTTTTTCTCTGTTTTTCCCTCTGATACAAAATCTAACCATTTATCGAATAATGGCGTATCTTGTTTAGTGGTGAGATAATCATAAGGGATCACAGAAGTTAAGTAATCCTCACGACTATGTGGTTTAAATTCAAAGGTATCGCGATTCAAAGACCCATTTTTAAATGAAAGAAGGTTTTTGCTTTCCCTCATTAAAGGTAATTGAATTTTTGCGGTATCAATAACGTTACTAATTCCTTTGGCAGAATAAGACGCTTGATTCTCTTCAAAAAATTCAACGGCTTTATAAGTTAAGTCTTTATCTTCGAGCAATTCCCAAATTAAACCATTATAAGAATAGATATTGTTACTTTCGTGATTCAATGCTAAATCTAAACCTAGCCATTCTACAAAGGCTTTGGCTTTTATATTAGTTGAATCTTTATCTTTAATTAATGACGGTACAGTGACTTTAGCCGCTGAATCTTTCGCACTCATAACACTTACATGATCGTTTTGCTTGATTTTTTCTAACTGCCTACTTAAATCTTTAACTCTGTCACCTATATTATTATTGTGTGTTACGATTTCCACATCAGGGCTATCCTGTGCTAGATTCAAGACTATTGCGTCTAAATGATTGTCGCTAAGTTCTCCAAATTGGTAAATATCAACTCGTTTTTTACCTTTCGGTGCAATTCGCAGCATATTAATGTTATTTAGTTGCTTTTCACCTAAGATAACTGGTTTTTCCGTGTAGTCTGTACCGATAGCCTCGGCAAGGAGCTTCCACCCCTCGCCATTGCCATTATTCCACATCTGCCACGCTTCCGAGCCAGCCAATACCGTTAAGGCATCGTATGGCTCGCTATTTTGCTCTTTTAAAAAAGGGGCGTTAGTAAGTTTCATCATTACCTCCCATTGTTGCTACTCTGTTGGTAATGATTTCAAGGTGTGCTAGCAATAAATCCTCAATACCTTTTAATGCGTCTTGAATTTCGCACGGCTCTAACGCTTCAATATCGGTGCGTCCGGCTAGAATATTTAATAGCGTGATCGGTTGGTGTAACGCGCTAATGTCTCTTTCTAAAACCTCAAGTTGTAGTGTTTTATTTTTGGTATTAGCGTTCATTGCGCACCTCCACAGAAGCTAAGCAGAATGTAAATTTGCATTGTGATAGAAAAGCAGCTATAGGATAAACCGCGCCTAATAGTGCGGTGTTTTCTGTGATAGTTTTCATTGTGGATATTCTCTTGTATGTTTTAGTAAATGATTTGCCAACCTGTAATAGGTGTGGCAAGGCTTCAACTACCGCATACAAACGGCTCGCCTTATTCGTGCGGATAAACTCCGCCTTAGTTCGGCGTATAGACCTTGCCACAAATTCGGCTTTAGAAAGGGCTAGTAGCCCTTGGATATGAATTTGAGGTGTAAAAAATCCGCAAGTCTTACGGGTGCGGTTTCCGTTGTATGTAGTAGTGCCCTCAATACTACAATTTACTACGTTAGGGGTCAAGGTAAGATTACGCATTTTTCACCTCCAAAATCACAAAAAACGGGGCGACTTGTGCGGTGGCTTGCTCGATACTGTCGGCATTTATGCGAACGGTATAGCGTGGGAAAGATGAGATTAATTTGCGTGTATTGCGTAAGTCTGAACGGCTTACGGCTTTGAATAGGTAAAGCATTGCTGTAACTCCAATGTTAATGATTTTAGAAGTTACCGCGAAAGTTCTCAGGCTTGGGCGGTAACGTGTTACGGGCTGAGAAACTGCGAACATTGGAACACAGCAAAGGGCGATACCTTTCCCATAACACGCTACCATAGATTGATTAAATAGACGGATTTCCGTCTTTCTTCTGGGTGTGTTTGTGCTACGCATAAAAAAACACGCATTTAAGGGCGTGTTACTATACGCCAATGTTTTATCGTTCGAGTTCTCAGGCTCGACACTGTTTGAAAGTGCGGTATTAAAATACGATAAATTTGCCTCGGTTGCACGATAAAAATTTTCATTAATATCAAAATATATATGAACGATATTCATATTTTGACTATAATTGGTTTTCGTGATTTGCATAAATCATCCTATTTTCTGGGTATTGAATATTAAGGCTTACCGCTGTAAGCCTTCTTCTTTGCTTAGTTTCCTTTGTAACTTCCACCAGCGGTGTAAGTTGTGACAATGTGACAAATAAAAATTAGTGGTTAATAAGCGTATTTAAGTGCGTTTCTGCTTCGGTGAGTACGTCAAATGCCAATTCTAAGACTTCTTCAACAGATAACGGCTTGCCGTCTTTATCGGTAACTTGTCCGCTTTGCGTGATGGCTATATCTAGCAAGGTTTTCGCCTGCTCGATACTTTCCGCCAGCTCTTGCATTTCAATTTCTGCCAGTGCTGCAATCGTGTTGATGGATTTAAAAATGCCGGTTCGGCTAACGGGCTTTGATGTGCCTTGCTCTACCATTGAAACCGCATTTAATCCGCCAGCTTCTGAAAGTGCCTTGATTTGGGTAATAAGTCCTTTGATTTCGCCTAGTTTTATTTTTGTCTGTGATGTTGTCATTTCTTTAGTCCTCCGGTGTTGAATGTAAGGTGTAAACGGCTATGCCGTTGTGCTTAACACCTGCGTGATCGATTTCGTTTTTTTTGCTGGTGGAAATGTCATAGCCTTGTGCGCGTAACTCCATAATACGCGGTGCCGGGCTACAAATGCCCATTGCTCTAAATTCCAATGTTGAACAAGCCCCTTGTTTTAACCTGTTCAGAATGGCTAATCGCTGCGTGTGGCGGCTAGTATCAGTGATTTGCATAATTCCTCCTTGCTGTGTTTTTCTTGTCTGTTTTTTGATTAAGTTCTAATCGCTAATATAAAATCTGATAATGCACTTAATACACTTGGCAATAACCATAAAATCAGTGCAATAAATATCCCCATTCCAACATATCGAAAAAATGATTTAATGCCGTCTGATATGGCTAATCCTGCTTTGTCTGCACCTTGCTCGCTCATATTTCCCCCTATATTGACTATCGTTAATAATCTGCTGATAAATCCAATAATGCCTTTATGCTGCATTTGATTACCTTTGATTTATCGTTATTCAACCAAACCAGTTTTGGATTGGTTGCCAGAACGTGCCGCTTTCTGCTCTTCAATCCACGCATTCACTTCTTCTAAATCCCAACGGATAAAGTTTTGTGAAAAGCGGATTGGCTGCGGGAATTGATTTGCTTTAACTAGCTCATTTAATTTTGTGCGGCCAAAGCAAACAACGGCACAAACTTCTTTGCCTGAAATGAGTTTTTTAGATTGGGTTTGTGATTGGTTCATAAAAAAATACCTCTCGTTAGTTTAACTTTGTGAAACCTTGTTAGGGTTCGTTGAGTTGTCTAGACGAGAGGAAGTTTAGAAGTAAAAATGTGAGAAGCTGGAAAATTCCAGTATTTTCCAGAATTTTCCAGTTTTGAATTAATTTTTAGTATCTAGCTCAATGCCAGTTACCCAGTTTTTGAGTGTTTTCCCACTCGGTAAATGTTTTTCTAGCCCGTGTAATTCAAATTCTTTCTGAATGACGCCATTGCGACTTTTTTCACTCATATTAGGATCATAAATGTGTGGTCTTGGATTTTCAGCAATATCGCCACCATAGTGAATATGTAATAGTGCTTTAATAAATTCATTCTTTTTATTTTCTGATTTTGTTGATGACTTAACTATCGCTTCTTCTGCTAATTCTGATTGCATTTTAGCAATAATGCTTTCTTTTATCTTTAGCTCATTCTTCAAACTAATTATTTCTTCAAGCTTGCTATCTGTTTCGGTAATATAATCTAAAAAATAGAGCAAGTCTTTATGTGTTATTCTTATATCTTTTAAATATATTTTAGTGAAATTAACTTCAAAAGGAAGATGAAGATAAAAGTGTTCTAAATTGCTTACTCTTATGTGGTTAATTTCGTCTATAAACCCTTGAGCCATCAAATCATCAATATTATATTTATCAAAATCCTCTTTAGATAAAGGGAAGTACCCCATAAATAATACATTATTAAATCTTCCCAATCCACCTGAGTAAAGTTTGATAACATCATTGTTTGTAAAATAATCCTCTATATAAAATCTATCATTTAGAATAATAGTTAAATCGAAGTAAATATTTTTTAAATCAATATTTATTACTTCAAAATCTCGAATATGCTCAATCTTAGCATTGCATTCCGACTTGCTAAATTGCAAGAAAATTTCTTCACTCCTTACTGGTATCTTTTTATTTTCTGAAATTTCTTTTTTGTTGATACAATCTATTTTATTTATTCGTCCATCTAAATAAATAGAAGCCTGTATATCTCCATTCTGAATATATTCAAGCAAATCTTTTTCTGAAATGGTGATGTTATGATTAAGTGAAATATACTTTACTGCATCACCAATTGAATAAGCTTTTTTAGGTAAAAACTTGAGCGTTGACATTATGCCCCCTTTAGCATTTGCCCTTATGAATGGAAACACGCCAGCAAGCTAAGGGGGCTTGTTTTCGGTGATCAGCCTAGGCGTGTTTGATTTGGTGTTATTTCTTTTGATTAACTGGTGGCGTTGTAGGTCTTGGTGGTGGCGTTTTATTAGATACTTTTAGATTAAATCCTTCAGCAATTTGTTGAGTTAATGGAACAGAAGATTGCGTATTTCTTTCTTCTATATTTAGTGTAACAAAATTTTCATTTTTATTTGTCATTTTACCCTCCTGTTGGATTTTGAGTTGTTGAAATTATTAAATTATTAGGTGGTTCGGATATACTGATATATTCAGCCTTATACAAACTTTTCATATTTTGTGACATTGAAAATACTTCTGCTTGATATATACAAAGCTCACATAATCCATTCAATTCATTTATAGAAATAACAATACCTCTAATAAATAAATCTTTATCCCATATTGTTATGTCTATCCAATCATTTCTTTTTAATTTTAGTAGTTGATAGTTTGTACTATAATTTCCATATTTACTTGATATATTGAATTTTAATAAGATTGATGATAACCATTCCTTATGCTCAATAAAAGATAGTAATAACCCCCAAATTAAAGAAGCCACTCCAGCTTTTATTACCTCTTGATAAGGTATTTGAGCTTTATCACTATTAAAATCCCAAACGCTTAATATTTTGACATTTTCAATAGAAAAGTTTATCCGTCCAACTTCTATTAATAACTCAGCCATATAATAGAATTGAAGAATGGCATAAGACATCACGCCGTTAAAAACAATAAACAAAGAGTATTTAAAACTGCTCCAAGGTTTATGTTCTATAATTTTATCTAGAAGCATTGTTGTGATAATTCCAGGAAAAAGGATCATTATCATTTTTATACTTAACTCATCCACAATAACCCCTTAATAAGTGCCTACCTGAAAATCAACGTGCAAAATTTAACCTACTTTCAATTCATTTGTATTTTAACCCATTTTTATACTCTTTCTCAAAGATTTCTCTTGTTACTTTCAATGCTTGAGCCTTGCCACGTTCTGCGCCTTTTTCCATAAAGTGACGTCCTTTCATCTTTGCCGTGCCATATTCAACCATCCACCAATAAAATGGATCGGTTCTATCTTTTACCACTTGCCCAACTCTCGCCATTTTTCGCCCTTTAGTTCGCATTACTCTGACATTAGTTATCCCGCTTAATCCATTTTTTGCCACCCTTGTTTTGTGCCTGATATTATTTTTTACCGTTCCTTTTTGTCTAAAATTTGTACTTGTTTTTAAAATTGGTACGGTTGGCTTAATGGCTTTTTCTAATTCTCTTGCCCCTGCATTTAAGGCTTTCCTAATTGGTTTTCTCGCATTTTTTGCAATATCTTTTATCGTCTTGTTTATATTGCGCTCTATTTCTTTCAATCCTGTTATTTTGACTGATACACTCATTCTATTTACTCCAATAATAAAAGAAATAATACATTGCACCGCTGTAAATCAGCAGATAAATTAATTCATTGTTCATAAACTTCCTTTGATATGCAAATTTGCACATCGGTTATAAATCTATTCCGTTAAATTGTTCTAATGCTTGTTGATGTTCGTTAGATAGTTCAAAAATCACATCACCATATTCAAGCTGATAAGTGCCAAAAGACATTAAAAAGGCGATCGCTGGGTCAATCTTATTGGCTGCCTTTTTCTTGTTCGGCTTAATATTGGCATTTGCGTCCGTTTCCATTACGACGTTAGACAATGCCCACGCAAGCACGGGATCGCCGTTATGCTCTATCATTTGGCGGTTAATTAGCACTTCTGTTGATTTTGCCACGGGGCTAAAGCGTTGATAGGTTTGTGGGAATGGCTCGACTTCTAGCCCTGCCGCTTGTAGCTGGGTTCTTAGGTGCGTGGCATTCCAAACATCAAAGCCAATCATTTTAATGTTGAATTGTTCGGCGTCTTTCAAAATATCATCGCGGATTTTGTCATAATCAATACAATCCCCCTCTGTTACCCTTAGCCAACCTTGTCGCACCCATTGGCGATAGATAGCGCGGTTTTTGTTGGCCACATTGTTAAGCTGATATTCAGGCAAATAATGGCGAGTGATCAACCGCACTTTCTTTTCTTGTGGGAAGGTGTAGCAAATACTGGTTAAATCGTTGGTTGAAGAGAGATCCAAGCCCATATAGCAATCTTGGTGTAGTAAATCTTGCTCTGTATAATCTCGTTTGCACTGCGCCCAACTGCCTTCACTTAGCCACGGTGTTTGACCTTGACACCATACATTAAAGCGCTTAGTGAGCATTTCTACCCATTCGGAAGGTATGCCACGGGCTTTTTTGATGGTGTTTTCAAAATCGAGTTGTGGAATGGATTTATTAATATTGGGGTTAGCTTTGATCCAGTTTTCAGGCTGGTCAATTTCGCTTTCATCATCCAATTCAAAAATCAGGATAAACAAGCTATCATTCTGTTCATTGCCTGCCAGAATTTG